GTCAGGGTTGGGTACCTGCTCCACGGTGATAGCACCAAGGATGTCGTAGAAATATGGAGCCTGAATTGCTAGCTGACCCTGTAGGTAGGGACGGTATACGCCATCCTGACCCTTACGGGACATAGCAGTCAGAACGATAGCCTCTAGAGGCTGTGTTGGGTGCATTGTAAGGTCACGGAGGTCACGAAGTAGTGCACCCATGTGACGAAGTAGTTCGCCCCACTGTTGCATCTTCATTTGCTCTGTACCAGCAATGTTGTCCATGCACTTAACCTGTAACTCAGAAATTGAGTCAATGATTAAGGACTTGAACTGGTGTTTGCCGCTCTGAAGCCATTGGAATGCCTTCATAACGACGTCGTAGTCACGAACTTGTACTACAACTGTATCCCAGGTGCCATCGGCCACTGGTGGCTCTTCGCGTACTGGGTCCCAATACCTTACGTTGATTGGTAGGAAGCGGTGGCCTCCCTCAACGTCTAGCATTAGACGTGGGTATGGTGCTGTGACAGCAAAGGTGGATTTACCGACCTTTGACTCTCCATGGACCATGATTGTCAAACTACGTTGTACGTCAGACATTATTCATTTCCTTTTTTCTCTTCGGTGGTTCCGTAATAATCGTAAGGGTTTCCAGCCACAAACGAATCTCTGATTGCTGCTTCTGCAGCACTTCCGTCATCCATTAAAGGGCAGACGGAGAAGAATGGACACTTCCACTTACAGTCACGACTTGGGCGTGGGTACGCAACCAACTGGTGACTCACTCCCTCGTCTAGAGCCTTGCGGACGTTAAGCATGTCTCCAACAGCGCCCTGAAGTCTTTGCCAGAAATTACGCAGTGCGTAGATGTTGTGGCGCACTTCAATCTGCTGGTAGAAAGGTGGCTTTGCATTAGCAGTACGCTTTACTTTCTTGAGCATAGTAAAGATACCACCGTCAGAACGCTCGCCGTCCTTGTTCTGAGCAGCTTCAAGAGTCATGTATGTAAGAATTTGCTCATTCATGTGAGCGGTAGAGCCAAACTCAGTGAACGAACCACCAACAGTCTTGAAGTCACGGAACATGCGGGCACCGTCAGACTTGCGACGAACACGCATGTCCAACTTACCCTGAAGTTCAACGGCTCCATCAAACATTGGCATAGAGATAATCTCTTCGTTTGAGATACGCTCTAGCTCCATGTCGATGCCCTCGTCTTCTACCCATTCAAGGTAGCCAGCGAGCATGATATGACCGAGTTCTGCTTCGGCTTCTAGGTCTGATGTATCGCGGTAGTCGTCCATCAAAATCTTGCGGTCTTTAGCTACGAGTTCAGAGTGAACTTCTAGTAGGTCAAGAGTCATGTCTGAAGAGTAGTACTGGTCCATTGCTTCGTGGATACGAGAACCAAGTGCAAGTGCTCCAGTAAAATCTTTCATCTTAGGCTGAAGACGTAGGTAGTAGCTGAAGTACCATCTACGACGGCAGTCCTTGAATGTTTGAATCTCTGAGTTAGAGATTCTTAGTGGGGGTTGTTGTTCTGTCATTGTTAAATTACTTTACTTTCTCTGAGCGAAGCATGTCAAGTAGTTTCGCTTTATCGCGCACAACTTGTTCAAAGTTGTCTGCCTTGGTATCGAGAGCCTGAATTACACGCTCTTCGATTGTGTCCTCGGTCACATAGTCAGTAATGAGAATCGAATCGTGAATCTCAGAACCAATGCGGTGAACTCGGTCCAGTGCCTGCTTGTAGTCAACAAGAGACCATGGTCGTTGTAGCATAACAAGTCTGCGAGCGGTTGTCAAGGTGACACCAACTCCACCAGCCTGTGCAGTGAATAGAATCCACTTGATACGTCCAGCTTGGAAGTCGTCAATAGCTTGCTGACGCTGGTCTTCGTCCTGAGCACCAGTAATTAGACCATGCTCAATTCCAGCCTTAGTCATGCGGGCACTCAGTAATTCAATCAACTGGCGAGACACGGCACATACTGCTACCGAGTCGTCTCCAAAGTCACCGTTATCAATGTCATCCATTAGAGCATCAACCTTACAGGATGGGTCTGACAAAAGAATCTTTTCTTCGCCAGTAACTTCATCTACAGTTACATCGGCATACGAGCTGGCTAGTTGAAGTAGACGCAATGTCTGAGTTAGAGGGTTTGGAGCAACGATGATGTCACTCAAACCTTCTTCAGCAGTTTCTTTGCTGAGCATGGCAATCATGTTGTCACGCATCTGCTCGTAAGCTTTCTTCTGCTTAACGGACATCTCAACATCACGACGGTCAGTAATAACTTCTGGTAGCCAAGGCAGTACTCGCTGCTTTAGCATTCTACGCATACGAGGGTGGATAGCAGAGTAGAACTCTTCTTCCATGTGAGGCTTGACACCAAGAACCATCATTCCGCCAAACGCATTCAACATAATGTTGACCATGCGGTCAATCCACTTGGTTTTGCTAGGCCACTCTTCTGGAGAAATCCAGTGCAAGATAGCCCACATGTCAACAACATTGTTTGCAATAGGTGTCCCAGTGAGAGCAAAGCGAATATCCGCATCTCCACTGGCAGCCCAGAGTGCTCGGCTCTGCTTAGACTTAGGGTCTTTTGAGCGATGCATCTCGTCGGCTACAACAGCTTTGAAATCGATAGTGTTTAGTTCACGCTGGTGTACTTCACATCTGGTAGGCGTTACACGAGTATCGTGACCACCGCAGTTGGCACATCGGGATAGAGCGATTGAGCCATAAGGTGCAAGCTTGGAATGAGTGCGTAGTGACTCCCAGTTAATTACATAAACATTTGCTGGGTGCTCAAACTGTGCGCGACGCTGAGTAGCAGTTCCTTTGATAACCTGAACATCAATTCCAGGCCACCACTTCTCAAACTCACGCTTCCAGTTTTTCTTCAAAGTGTTAGGGCAGACAATAAGAGCAGGGAAGACATCTTCGTCCTTGTCATGCAGAAGTTTTAGAGCGCGGATAGCCTGGGCAGTCTTACCTAGTCCAGGTTCATCGGCTAGCAATGCACGACGGGCAGTTGCTAAGAACTCTACCCCTGCACGCTGGTGCGGGAATAGGTCGTCATTGCCGACATAGTCGTCTGGCATTATTTCTAGGTCACGAAGATGGTTAGATGGCACGATGCGGTTGGTACGCTCGTTAGCCGCCCATATAGCTAAGTTTGGACCAATCTCTAGACTATCTTTGAAAGTAGAGCGGAGTGCTAGGCAAGTAGCCCATGAAGTTGGGATACGCCAAATCTGCTCTCTAGCAGACCAAGAGGCACCGGGGATGCTCTTACAAAGCTCCTTGAGACGCCACTCGGCGTTGATAATGATGTGTTTACCCGAATCATCGAGTTCTACATTTACAGGCACTAATGCCTTCCTTTCGTCTCTACATACATACTAGCACAAAAAAGTTTGGTTTGTTGCGTTTTTTGCTAATATTTTTTTAATTCAGTAATTTCACAGGTTTCCAACCAGACTTCACTAACCTTAGCAGACCGTGTCTGATTGCGTCAAGTGCGTGTCCTTCGCCACCTTTGTGCCAGTACCCGAGCTTCTTTAACTTCTCATTTGTAAACATTGCTTTAGCATCAGCAGGAGATTGGAAGTAGATGTCATCAGGAGCAACTCCAATATCCATAAGACACTGCTTAAGAATGCCAATCTGCTCAAGTGAGTACGGTGCCTGAGTGTTACGTACAGTCTGAGCATTGATGGTGAATCGTTCGCACACAATCTCGATAGGGATGGAACGCATCATAGCGTCAGCCAGTGCTTCACGAATTGGACGTGCGTACTCTTCTTGCTGGTATTCCCCAGACCAAATAATTTCTGGCTCTGAGCCATCGATGTACGCAAATAATGCAATACCACTGGCTTTGCCGGGGTCTACAGAAAGGACAAGTTTAGACATACTTTGCTCCCCAATTTTCTAGTGGGCCGTCAACATCAGCAGTAAGAGGTACTGCCCAACCTTCGCGTGTAGTCATGCACTCACGGACAATACGTTGAATCTCTTCTGCATCTTCTCGTGGTGCGTTGAGCACAATCTCGTCATGCACTGGGACAATCAAAAGCTCTGTAAGGTCTGCTTGGTCAAGTTTGATTAGGTTCGACTTGAACACCTCGGCGGCACCACCTTGAATTAGGTAGTTGACCAAAGTGTAAACACGGTCTTCATCACAAGGTAAGCGGCGACCAGTCCAAGTATTTACATAGCCTTGACCCTCTGCTTTAAGGCGACGCATTCCGATGTCTTCTACTTTCTTCTGGAACAAAGCCATTCCAGGGAATCGCTCGTCAAAAGCATTTGATACGGAACGCATCTGGTCTTCTGGCACACCTGCGGTAAGAGCTTGCTTAGCAACACCTGCACCATATAGACGTCCATAAACTACACCTTTAATTAGACCACGACGTTTATCGGACTTCTGCATCGTTGGGTCTTGGTAAATCTCGCGGCCAATCTCTGTGAACGGGTCAGAACCAGTTGCATCAGCAAGGTTGAATAGGTTGATTAAATTTTCATCCTGAGACATAGAAGAGAACATGCGGAACTCAACTTGGTCGAGGTCGGAAGTGATAATTACGTGGTCATCGTCTTTAGGCAAGAACGCACGGCGCACTGTGTCGTCACCTTTTGGAAGAGTTTGTAGTGCTGGGTTTTGGATAGACATACGACCGGTTCGGGCACCAAGAGTCTTTACAGACGGGTGCACGAATCCATTTACGTTGTCATTGATGAAGTTAGAGAAGTAGGTAGACGCAAGTTTGTCTGCCTTACGCTGCTTGAGTGCGGTGGATGCAAGTTCTTGAACCTGCGGTGAGCCGTCTCGAACTAAAAGCTTTAGCTGGTCTGCGGATGCAGACTTGGCACCGCTTGGTGTGGTCTCAGTAATTACCGCACCTAGTGCTTCAAACTGACGAACTAGTTGAGCGTTGCTAGTGATAGACAAGCCACTGTAGTTAGCTTTTGCCCAGTCTTTAACTTGCTCTGTGTACTGCACTAGTTCGTCATACTTCTTCTTTGAGTAGTCAAGGTCTAGACGAGCTCCATTGAGTTCCATGCGGGTAACAATGCGACGGGTGTTCATCTCAAGTTCGTAAGCACGAGAGTATGGCTGACCGGGTCCGCACTTTTCCCAGAACATCTCCCATAGACGCATAGTAAGAATTGGGTCGAGGGCACCATATGCCCAGTAAGGCTGATAGTTGATGGGGACTGTCCCCCAAGTCCAGCCATTCTTGACAAGTCCTTCGTCAAGCTGTCCTTGTAGAGCAGCAGCCTGGGGGTCCACATACTGTGAGGTGAGTCGCTTTAGTGCTCCTGAACCTAGCGGGTCAATCAGGTGAGCCATAATCATGGTGTCGTGAGCACGCTCCCATGGCATTTTCCAGCGGGACTGGACATCAAACCAACGAGCTTCGAATGCGATGTTGTGGCAGACTAGTGGACCATCAAACTTATCCATTGCTTCATAAAAAACA